GTGGGGCCGGGATTATTAACATATTCAGTTTGAACACCTGGACTATTAATGAAACGAGCTACAAACTTCTCAGAATATTCAGGGAATGTCTGAGTAGCGTGAACAGTAGTTGCGACCCAACTAGGAAAGACTCTTGCCATCATATCAACGGTTTGCTTTAGACCTGAAGCAGTGTTCAGTTCACCTAAGCGATTGATTAGACCTCCAAGGTCAATATTCATTGTGTCAAACTGAGCAAAGTTAGTATTAGTTGCAATCAAAGGAAAAGGAGTGAAACCAATAGTATTTGAACAGTCACTATTGTTATTTGTCTTATAAACAGCATACATTTGTGCGCATTCCGCAATCATAGCCGGAGGGATTGGGAGAGCGTCTAGTCTCTGTTTAAGTATTGATAAATACTGAACGTCTTCGACGTTGAACATCTGTCTTAGTCTATTTCTAGAGATATCTCTCTGACCTGGACCTTGTAAGACGGAATAAGTATTTACTAAGAAGAAAAATTTTGATAATGCTTCAAGCAATAGATTAAAATACGCATTAACGTTAACTAATGAGAAATTAACATTTGCTTGAATGTTGAAACCAACCGAAGCTTGCGCTCTAAGTTGTAAGTTGGGAACATAGACTTCTTTCCAGTATTCAGCACAGAATCCATTAGATGCAGGGACACGAAGTTGTACACAAGCGAGATCTGCAGTGTATTGGATATCATCTGAATTTCCAAGTTCATCAAGTCCCCATGTAGGAACATTAATTACTGGAGGATACAGAGTAGATTTGATACCTGTAAGAAACTCAACCTTCATAGGTTCAGTGTTCATTACATATGGACTTTCTGAACCGTTAGAACCAAAGCCTTCTGATCTATTATAAATAGTACCAGAACCACCTCCGCCTGGAGTGTTAATAACAGAAGTTCGAGTTTTGAAACTCTCTACAGCGTTTTCGACTTTGCTTACGATTCCACGAATTCCTCTACCAGCCGCATCAGTTGCAGCGTCAACACCCATACCGACAACAGTGCCAATGACACCATCTAGTAAACCCATTCCAGAGCCACCACCAGGTAAATTAATTCCAGGAGGAGAATAACTAAGTGTATGGTTATTCTTAATCTTATCTAGAGCAGAAAGATTAGTATTTAGCGTTCTAAAATGATTAAACAGTATAGGATCAGCCGTACCCGAGAGAATACTCTCAAATTGCTGACTAGTGATATCCGATTCAATACCAAGTGATGAAGAATATTTAGTATATTCATCATAGAGAGGTTTGAAGTCAGGTTTTTCCACCTTTTCTATCATATTTTGTTCTAGCATGTTCTCAGACCACAGAACCAGTGGTGTAAAATTATTCAAAATGGAAAAGATTGAATCTGAGATTGTACTTTTTATTTGAAAAGC